GTCTGTACGGTCGATCAAGTTCTATATCGCCGGCGGCACTAACGCGACGACGACGACTTTTCTCAATACCGTAACGACGAATACCGGGCAGGTTCTGGAGCGTGAATATTCGCTCTATGTCGCGGCGGGGATGAGTAATTATCTGACGACAAGCACCACGAAGCGGCAGCTTGTTGAGCAGATGTTTACCGAATGCGCGCTCAACGGCTGGGAATTCGACCTGACGCCCGATGAAAAGAATGTCGCCCTGACGCGCCTTGATGCGCTGATGTGGGAGCTACGCGGTAGAGGGATCGAAATCGGCTATAATTTCCCGAACAGTATTGGTGGCGGCGATCTTGATGATGAACTCGGCGCACCGGATCAGGCATTTTTCGGGTTGGCCCTGATGGGGGCGGAGCGGCTTTGTCCTACCATGGGCAAGACAATGAGCAAGGAGAGCCGTATCGCTCTTATGGACGCGCGGAAGTCGGTAATATCGGCGGCGGCAGGTTTCGTCCCCGTAATGAGCCTGGCACCGGGAACGCCAATTGGCTCCGGCAACAAGCCATGGTCTACACGCTATCCCTTTTCGATGACGGAGTGACAGATGACGCAGTTTCTCAAGCCTTTCGAGCCGGTCGCGGGCGGTACGCTGAAACCGTCTGTTTCGACCACGGCAACCTCTGTCACCGGGACGAACGGCGTTCTCCCGGTGGATGCCGATGTGCTGTCGATCGTCAATACTGACGCGACTATCATCGTGTTTGTCAGGGTAACGCCTGCGGCCTCGGCGTCCATCGCCGTGGCTGATGTTGACATGCCTGTGAGACCGGGCGAACGGATACGCATTACGGTTCCGCGTCCTGCGAAGTATAGTGTCGTGGCGGCATCAGGAACGCCTGTTGTCTACTTCACTCCGGGGAAAGGAAATTGAGTGCGCGTCCCCGTCATCTCCGGCGTCAAGGCCAATGAAAACGGCGAGTTCCTGACAAGTTACCCGATTAATCGCGAGCCGGTATTGAGGGATACGGGGCTGTCTGACGGGTATCTGTCTGTCCCGGCCGGGATAGTCGAGGTTGCAGCGACGGGACTTGGCGCAGATCGTGGCGGCATCGCCTGGAATGGCATTTGCTATAGGGTTATCGGCAGCAGTCTCGTTTCGGTGTCGTCAAGCTGGAATGTTATCGTCATTGGAACCGTAGGCACCGGCGGGCCGTGCGGGTTCGATTACAGCTTTGACAATCTCATTATCAACAGCGGTACGCGGCTCTATTATTACAATGTTACCGATGGGCTGCGACAGGTAACGGACGGCGATCTTGGCGATGTCGTCGATGCGATATTCGTTGATGGCTATACGATGACGACTGACGGGTCATATCTTGTCGTTACCGAATTAAATGATCCGATGGCGGTGGATCCGATCAAATATGGCTCATCGGAAGAAAGTCCCGATGCTGTAACGGGTCTCGTGCATATGCATGGGGAAGTCTATGCGCTGAACCGGCATACGATACAGGTGTTCCAGAATATCGGCGGTACTGGCTTTCCGTTTCAGACGGTCAAGACGGCGACGGTTCCTTATGGCTGCGTCGGGCCTCGCGCCAAATGCAAATATCTTGCAACGGTGGCTTTTGTTGGCGGTCAGGAGAATGCCGCTGTCGGTGTCTATCTCATGGGTGCAGGCGATGTTGACAAGATCAGTTCGGCAGAGGTTGACGACGCGCTTGCAGCATTGAGTGAAGCAGAGCTTGCGGCGGTGTGGCTGGAGGCTCGGGTAGAAAAAGATGACCAGCGGCTTGTCTTGCATTTGCCTGATCGTTCATGGTCCTTTTCGGCGCAGATCAGCAAGAGCAGTTCGATCAAGACATGGTGCCAGTATGTGACCAGCCTGACCAGCAGCGGGCGCTATGAAGGGCGCGGTCTGGTCTATTGCTATGGCAAATGGATTGTCGGCTCCTCGACCGGAAAGATCGGCTACCTCGATCGTTCGACGGCGCAGCATTATGGCTCCGATGTCGCATGGCAGTTCGATACGACGCTTCTCTATAATGATTCCAATCGTGCCATTCTGACGAACATAGAATTGGTCGGTACGCCTGGCCGGGGCAATGCGGACAGCAGGGTTTTCTTTTCCTACAGCAAGGATGGAGAGTTCTGGTCGGTGGAGCGCGCTACGCCTGCGGGGCGTCTCGGGCAGCACAGCAAGCGCGTGGCATGGCGTCCGGGCATCCGGTTCGAGCAATATATGAGCCTGCGCTTCCGTGGGGCGGATAACAGCATCATGTCCATTGCCCGGCTGGAATGCGATGTCGAGGGATTGTCAGCATGACGCCACTGAAAACCCGGATGCTGACACGTCAGCAGATCGGCGCATTCATCAGTTCTGAGCGTGGCGTCAGGGCTTTCGAGGGTGTTCAGGAAGATATTGGCAATCAGTATGAAGCGTTGACCACGGCTTCATTCCTGACGGTTTCGAGCGAGCCAAGCACCGGATCGGAACGAACCTTCACCCCCAGCGGGGATTTTGACGCGACAGACAACGGGCCGAATTCCACCTATGTCTTTTCGCTGTCCGACACTGGCGTGGCATCAGGGCCTTATGCGGGACTCGGGATAGGATTTTCCGTCGATGGCAAGGGCAGGATAACCGCTGCGGCCGCTACGGCGTTCGATAGTGACGATGTGCCCGAAGGCGGTGTAAATCTGTATTTTACGCAGGCTCGCGCGCGCGGCTCCGTTTCCGGCGGAGATGGGCTGGCATATGACAGCGGAACCGGGATCTTCGACGTCGGTGCCGGAAACGGCATCACCGCGAACGCCAGCGACATCGAGGTGGATACCGCCGTTGTGGCGACGCTGGACGACATCCAGACGCTCACGAACAAGACCGTCGATATGGCTGACAACAGCCTGAGCGGAACGAAGGCGGAATTCGACACGGCCTGTTCGGACGGTGATTTCGCCTTTCTCGACGGCGCCATCTTCACCGGGGAAGTCAGGCTCCCCAATGCCGGTCCAACCGATATCTACACGGCGGGATTCAGGGGTTCGCCGGTCAACGAGCAGACAGGCGATTACACGCTGGTTCTGGCCGATGCGGGAAAGACGATCTATCATGACAGCGGCTCTCCGCACACATTCACGATACCGGCAAATGCGAGCGTTGCCTTTCCGCGCGGCACGATACTGCTGTTCGTGAACAGGCAGGGGTCCGGCACGCTTACCATAGCGATCACCACTGACACGATGCGCCTTGCCGGAGCGGGAACGACGGGTTCGCGAAGTCTGGCGACTAGCGGCATGGCAATGGCGGTCAAGACCAACACCAATGAATGGTACATCACAAATCAGGGCGGGTTGACTTGATTACGGTATTATAATACCGTTCCCCATCGGCCGTTAATGCCTGCGCCGGGGCCTCGCACGCATGGAATAGCGTCTTGAGCCTTCTCGGGTCTGTCTTCAAAATAGGATCATCGCTTCTTGGCGGTTCATCGTCAAAGAAAGCGAGCAAGGCCGCGCAGGCCGCACAGATCGCAGCCATCAATAATGGCATAAACACACTTAATTCGCAATATCAGTCAGCGCAGGACATGTCATCGTCATGGGTGAGCGGCGGGACCGCTGCCAATGATGCGCTATTGCAGCTTCTTGGTATCTCTACGCCAACGCAGAGCACCACGGACTGGGCTGCTTATGTGCAGGCTAATCCCGATCTGGCGCAGGAATGGCAGCGCCTGTCATCTACGGGTGAATTCCAGTCGATGGCGGATTATGGCCAGTATCATTACAACACCTATGGTCAAAATGAGGGCCGCGACCTTTCCGCCTATACGACAACGACCGGCGGGGATGCCGATCAAGCATCCGCGATTGCCGCGCTCAAGGAAAGCCCGCTTTATCAGGCGTTGTTCAAAAATGGTGTCGATACAACGCTTGCCAATGCTTCGGCCACCGGAGGTTTGCGTGGCGGTAATACGCAGGATGCATTGGCACGTGTCGGCACCGATACGCTGGCGCAGGTTTATCAGAATCAGATTTCGAATCTTTCCGGCTTGTCCTCGACCGGGCTTAATGCCGTTACCGGGATTGAAAATCTCGGTGCCAGCAACGCCAGCGCCATTGCCAGCCTGCTTAAGCAATCTGGTGATACGACCGCAGGTGGCATTCTTCAGAGGAGTGCCATAAAC